TTCTACTTCGGCCATTGACCCCCAAATTCCCGATACTGTTTTAAAAATATTGGCATGGGATCACGACCCGGCGAAAAGAGTTTATGAATGGTGGACGGACGAGGACTTTTTAATAACAAACGGCAAGGGCGAACCAGATTTAGGAATGATGGCAGCAATGGGGAATACTACGGGTTCCAACCCTTTTGGGGTTTTGCCTTTTACTTATATCAACGAATCGGATACGCAATTGGTTCCGCTTCCGGACGATGATCTATTAAAGGTTGGGGTTGCTATTCCTTTATTGCTATCCGACCTATCGTTTGCGAGTAAATATCAAGCGTGGTCAATGATTTACACAATTGGAGTTGATGGGGAAATCCCTATTAATCCTAATTCGGTTGTTAACCTTGAGTTTGGCCCGGACGGCGAGCGCCCGGAAATAAACCAGGTTAAACCCGAGGTTGATATAGATCAAATGCTTAGAATGATTGAGGCGGTATTGGCCTTCTTGTTATCAACTAAATCATTATCCGCGGGTTCAATCCAAGGGCAATTGACAACCAAAAACGCAGCGTCGGGCATTTCTAAAATGTTGGATGAATCGGAATCAATGGAGGATCGAGAGGATCAACAACAATATTTTGTTGATGCCGAAAAAGACGTTTGGACGAAACTCTCCAAAAATCTAATTCCATTCTGGCGCCAACGCCGATTATTGAGCGGTAAATACAACGACGAGTTTTCCCCGGATTTTGAAATATCAATTCATTTCCCCGAAGTAAAAATTGTTAAATCGGAAAAAGAAAAACTAGATGAGGCCGCATTTAGAATTGAAAAAGGTTTTTCAACTAAAAAGCGCGAATTGAAACGATTAAATCCGGGTATGTCGGAAACAGAGATTGACGAATTACTAGCGGAAATTGAAGAAGAAAAAGAAATGGCCGCCGCCCGAATACTAGAATTGGGCGAACCAGAACAAGACGACGAGGACGACGAGGACGATGGCGAGTAAGGTTAAATATGAGATTGATTTAATTCAAGTATTTAATCGGGCAATGTCCGGACGCCCCCGTGCGGTTCAATCTAAACTCAGGGGCCTAATGAATAGCGCGATATTCAAACAAAAATATGGCGAGGCCGTAATTGACGAGATTGCGCATAGGACGGAAAAGCGCCGGATTGATAAAAACAATTCGCCCTTTTTTAAGCCATATTCAAACCGATACCAAAATAGTTTGGAATTTAAGATTTATCAAAAATCAGCAAACAACGTTAACCTGAAATTAACCGGGGAAATGCTTGCTTCGATGCGGGTTGGGAAAACCAATTCCAGGATAATTAAAATTCATATTCCCGACCAATTCAATAACGATAAGGCCCATGGCCATATTAACGGATTAAAAAGGCGATTCGGGGCGGTTACGAAAGGCAAGAAAAAGAAAAAGGGAAAACTAAGAAAAATAAAAAGAGATTTCCTAGGATTACCCCCCGAGGACGAGGATAGGCTTTTAAAAAGAACAATCCGCGATTTTGGAGAGGAATCAATAATTAATTTAATAGACTTCGAAAAAGAAACCCTCGAATTTAATCTAAGCGTGGGGGTTGTTGGCGACTCTCAGGCGAACGTTGCGCTAACCGGGGTTTCGACCGTGGACGTTAACGAGGACTTTCAAATTGAGTAATAAACTTTTTGTAACCGACGTTAATCGCTCGGCCAATAAATTAGATTTATTAAAAGATGAATTACTTGAACGGAATACGTTTAGGCGATTGGCCAAAAGAACCCGAGAGATTATTTGGCGCCGGGTAAAGCGTGGACTAGGTTCAAAGGGCGAAAAGAGCTATAGACTTGCCCCATTAGAGGAAAATACAATTTCCATTCGCGAGGGTACGGGGATTATGCGAACCTTTAAAACTGGCGGGGGAAAACGAACCGTATTCATTGAAGGTCCGGACGGGCGACCGCCTAAAACGGGTAAGTTTTTCGGGGAAACGCGGTCAAATTTAACATTTTCCGGGCAAATGCTTGATTCGATTGATTTTAAAATTAACGGGTTGGGGTTTACTTTATTTATTCCTGATACAAAAAGAACCCCATATAAAAACCACAGCCTATTTAATAAAAAATCAGTTCCGACAAACGCCGAGGTTGCAATATTTGTTCAAGCGGGCCGAACGTCCCCGACTAAATCAATTCCCCGGCCATTTTTTGAATTAACAAAGGGCGAACAACGTATAATAATAAAAGCATATAACGACGATATTAAACGAGCGATTAGGAGATTGAAGTTATGAATCTTGAAAAGGGAAACGAAAACGGTAATAATACTATTACAAACGAACCGGGCGCACCAGTGGGCGCCCCTACGGCTACCAGTGGGGCCGATAGTGATAAAACTTACGATGAGAGTTTTGTTAGTAAGTTAAAGGGCGAAAAAGATAATTTTCGTTCCGCAAACCAAAAATTGCAGGAACAGGTTGAGGCGCTAAATAAAAAAATCCGAGAGGGTGAAGAAAAAGCGCTAAAAGAAAAAGAAGATTATAAAGCCCTTTATGAGCAACAAAAACAACGAGTCGAGGAATTAACGGGGGTTGTTGATAAGGCCAAAACCGAAAGGGTTACGGCAACCAAAACGGTTGAGCTAAAAAAAGAACTTCAAAAACTTGGATTAAAACCCGAGTATGTCGAAAAGGCGGTTCAATTGGCCCAACTTGATACGGTTCAAATAGACAAGGAAACGGGAACTATTTACGGGGCCGACCTTGTCGCCAAAACATTATCGGAGGAATGGCCGGTATTGTTTGGAGCGGAAACCGATAATGTTACCCAAAACGCGCCACAAGTCGCAAGACCAACGGGGGCGTTAACATTGGAGGAATGGCAAAAACTTCCGTACGCAGAAAGGAAACAACGCGAAGGCGAACTTTTTGGTTCACAAGGCGTTAACCTTAAACGTTAATTTTTTTTAAATAGGAGGCCATGGAATGGCACTAGTAAACACTGGAAAAACTGAATTACAAAACTTAATCCCTACGGTTTGGTCAACGCAAATGTATGACGAACTACGGGCAAAATTAAAACTCGGATCATTCTTTATGAGAGATTACGAGGGCGAAATTCGCAACGCGGGCGATACTGTAAAAGTAAACCAAATCGCCGCCCCTACCGGAGAAAATATCGAATTTGGCGTTGGCAACACGGTCGATATTAATTCCGAGGCCGTAACGGTTAATCAATTTGAAGTTAAGGCCGACCGATTGGCGACCGCTTCTTTTCAAATTGAAAACCTTGCACAACTTCAATCATTGGAGTTTCAAGCGCAAGCGAGAGAGGCCCTAGTCTATGCGGTAATGAAGCAAATGGAGGATCACATTGAGTCTTTAATTGTTCCCGCCGTTGCTCAAGATATTGCGCCAACGGTTGCGTCGGATTTAAACGTTGGGGACGTTGCGGAATTAAGACGACTTTTATCAAGCTCAAAAGTTCCAACGCAAAACCGAGCGTTGTTTTTAGACGTTAACTATTACAGCGATATTATCCAAAAGACGGCATTCGCCTCAAGTGATTTTATCCCGGCCGGTTCGCCAACTGCCACGGGTGAATTTAGTTCACCAATTTACGGTTTTGCCGTAGGTGAATGCGACGGATTCGCGGCGGATTTAGGTTATGCGGCCCATCCATCGGCAATGGCGCATGTTATGCAATCAAGTATGACTGTTAAATTGTCTGATATGCATGGTGCGGGGAAACGAGCGTTTCTATTGACCGCTGAAATTCTTTTTGGGGCGAAACTTTTCGACGATACGAGAGTTGCCAAAATTTCAGGTTAATCTTAATGGGGACTAAGTTACGGAATATTTCGGGTTTTAGTCTTGACGAAGTGGAGCGCCAAATTGAGGCGCTTCCATTTAAAGTTGAGATAAAAGGTATTAATACATTTGGTTCGAAATGGTATGTTTCGTTTACTTTGGCCGACGGGGATTATCACGCCTCGACGGTATTTCCCCAAAAAGAAGAATCGAAACCGATTAAGAAAACAAAAAAGACAAAAACAACGAAACGAAAAGTAAAGGCCTAACGTTTTTCTACCCTTTTCTCGTTAGGCCGCGGGGTTGCAATGGATTGCGGCCCCGTTTCGTTAAACAAAGGTTTTAAATGGCGGATTTAGATAAATTAGCGGTTCAAGATAGGGTTAAGGCCGGTTATAAAATATCGCCAAAAGACCCGGACGCTACAACAAAAAGGGTTTGCGTTGAAAACCCGGCAAACGACCCGGTAAACGTAACTTTTTCTGGTTTAATATCTACAAACGCAAAAATTTACAATTTGGCATTGCCGACGGCAAACAATGAAGAATCAATAAATGTTTCTAACGATTCTAAACAATTTTTGATACGATTAAGAGGAATCGCGGAATTAAGATTTGCAACGGTTTCCGGAGAAACGGCAAGCAATTATTTTACGATTCCAAAAGGGGCCACGCTAACTTTTGATTCGGTTGATTTTGATTCGAAACAGCTTTTTTTTAGGAGCGACAAGGCGGGTCAAACGGTTGAGATAATCGAGTTTACCTAATTCCATGGAGGGGAAATTATGTCTAGTTTAACTTTAGAGAGATTTTTATTTGATCCGGCGGACGCATCGGAAGGGCCTAATATTGGTTCTTATTTGCGTTCAAGCGACGGAACATTATTAACACACACAACGGCGGGGGCCAAAGAGGCGCTCGACGTTAACATTGCAGCCGCTGATATTGATTTACAAGTTGATTTGGATTTATCAAGTTTAACCGCCGACGATGCGGCCGACGATGAAAATCCATTAAAGATTGGTTACCGAGCGCACGATACGGCGTCGGCCCTAGGTGCGGTTTCCGCGGACGGGGATAAGGCAAATGCAATTTCCGATTTATACCGTCGAATTATGATTAACGACGCGCCAAACGTTTCAAGTGCAAACGTTAGCGTTTCGGTTGATACTACAGCGGGCGGCGTTGCGCTTCCTATTATGGCCGGGCGAACCCGTGTAATGGTCCAAAACCAGGGCGACAAGTCAGTTTATATTGGAACGGGAACGGTTAGCTCCGCGAACGGCGTAGAAATTCGCAAGGGCGCCACAATGTCGCTAGAATGCGGCGAGGCCATTGCATTAAAGGCAATTGCGGCGTCGGGTACTCAAGACGTAAGGGTTTTCGAACTTGGATAAAAACCAGGAAAACGCGAAGGCGTTAATTAAAGTTTTAGATAGGGCGACGTTTACAGCGTCGCCCATTGATTGCGTAATCGTCGCGCATTGTTTGAAATGGTTAAAAGAGTTGGCCGAAGACAAACCAAAAATAGACGAAAAAAATAAGGTAGAAAATGGGCGGGATTAATGATTCAAATGCAACGACCGACGCCGACGAGGTAATTAGTCGAATTGCCGGAGATGCTGGCGTTTTGGCCGATGTTATTACGGATACCGACGGCATTGATAAGCTACAAGTTAAATCATCGTCGGTTCCGGTTGCCCTTGGAAATTTGTTTTTTTTAGAGGCAGAAAACGGCGGATCCGCGGATATGGACGTAAACGGTTCGGGAACGCCAGTTGAATTTACAATAAATGCAGAATCCGGCCCCGGGGCATCGGATTTAGTTGTTCAAGAGATGAGATTCACGGCATTTGATAATGGTATTCAGGTTGATAAGTTTTTAGCGCTTAATTCCGAATTATCCAATGGAATTGACGTTGAAGTAACTAGCCAAGGAACAGTATTTGATTTTTTGCCCATTAAAAACACGGGCGAACTTGAGTCGCATTTTTCATTTGGCCCCGGCGGTAAATATGAACTAATAATTGGTTCGGGCGACGATTTTGTAACGGCCACGTTTTCCCCGGCGAACCCATTTATTTTAGAAAAAGATACGTCGGATAAAATATTGGTACGAATAAACGATAATTTAAGCCAGGTAAATAAATTGCAGTTTATTGGTTTTGGTTTTAGGAACGGTTAGTTATGGGTGCTGGTTATATTCCAAAAAAAGATAGTGAAGGGAATGCATTACATCGAACCCAAAACGTTTTTATTGATGATAATAAAAGAGTTCGGCACGTTGGCATATTTAACGTTTTGCAGGCGGCCGGGACAAATAGCGACCACGATTGGCCAGTTCCCCAGCTTCAATATGGGGGGGTTGATGTTCAATCGTTCATGGTTGGGGTTAACTATAAAGTAATTGGCGGGGAGGATAGTTATCCCCCTCAAATAGATTTTTGCGTAATTGATAAGGATGATATTTTAGGTTACGGGCCAAACACTGTTTTAGACGGGTTCGCCGATGATTATTATATGTTTACGGATGAATCTAGCACAATACGGGAACATAAGGCCGATTTAATTGCGGGACTTTATATCAGGGCGCATATTAATAACCCCGGAAACTCCGATATAAAATTTATTTGCAATCTATTGCGGTATGTTGAGGTATAAATATGAATTGGAAAAAAATAACAAAAATTTTAATGGCGGTAACGGTTGCAATTTGGATTATATGGGACGTTTTCGCAATAGCGGGCGGCGGAACCGAAGCGTCAATTTCACATACTTTTATTGTTTGGAGTTATAAGTACCCATTTTTAACTTATAGCTTCGGCGTAGTTTGCGGCCATTTAGTTTGGAGGGTGCGCCGAACAAAAGAGTTAATGGAAACAATTCCGGTTAAAATAAAAAAGGAAAAATAAAAATGTTGCATCAATGGATTCGAATAGTCGGGAAAAAAGGCGCGGTTTTTACCGATTTATCTATTGCGAACGCAAACGACGCGCAGACATGGGAATGGGATTTTGACGCCGTTTATCTCGGCAAAACAATGCCTTTTAATAATTTTCATTTATGGATTGATACTGCAAACGCAACAATTGAAAAAATGAAAGTATCAATATGGGACGGAACAAACTTCGTCGAGGCCGTTGATGTTTTAGATGCATCAAGTTCGGTTTCAACAAACGGGGTTGTTCAATTTATTCCGGGGGAAAATGATTCATGGAATCGGGACGATACCGAGGACATTGGGGATTTTTCCGGCGGGCCTAAGATTTACGATTTGTATTGGGCGAAAGTGGAATTTGAAAACCCAATTGATATAACAACAACCATTAAACAATTATCCTATGCTTTTACGGATGAGCGTTTTTTACAAACGTTAGATCAAGACATTAACGAATATTTAGCGCCATTAGGCCAAACGGATTGGATTCCGCAAGTTTTGGTTGCGTCCATTCAAACGGCCATTTACTTAAAGGCGCATGGCCTTATTATTGACGAGGGTCAAATAATTCAATTCGACGATTTTTATATGTCCACGGCCTATAAAACATTATCCATAATTTATAGTTCCCTAGGCCCTGATTTTGCCGACAAAAAATTAATGGCCGACAAAGATTTTAAGGCGAATTTGAAAACAAGACGATTAACCATTGATTCGGACGGCGACGGGAAAATTGACGTTTCCGACCGTAATTCTAAAATAAGGACGTTAACCCGGTGACTATTGCGACCGATTCATATTTAAGATTTATCGAGGTTATTCGGGAAACTTTTCCAGCAAACGAAAGGTTCGAATTAACAAACCCCTATGTTTTAGATGCTAATGCCGAAGCGCTAACTAAAACAGGTTGGGGGGTTGCGGCCTTGCCTATAAACAATTTAAGACGGTTAGCGTCGTGCGCTTATTCGTTATCAAGGGAAATTGAGGTTTCATTAACGAATTTAGTTGTTTCAACCGACCGCGACAATAGCGCAAGGCAAGCAATTGAGGCAAAATTATTTGAAGATCAATTGAAGCTAATTAAGGCAATAGACGAGGACGGGACGCTTAACGATTTACTCGCCAAGAATGATTTTCTAGGTGATAATGGTATTGAGTTCGTTTTTAATGAAAAGAACAATTACGTCGCGTTGGTTTCGACTTGGAATATTGAATATCACATAAATATATAATGGAGTTTTAAAACCATGAGTAAACTAAGTAATAAAAAATCAGTTTTGGCCATTGTCGAGGAATCAACGGAAGGAACTCCGGTTTTCCCGTCGGCCGCAACGGATTACACCGCCCTACAAGACGGATTTGATTTAGAACCTAGTTTTAACGAACTAGATAACGCCGAATTGACCGGATCAATTGGACGAGCGAAAACAATCCTCGGTTCCGAAGACCCAACGGCCAGTGTTTCACATTATATTAGACATTCCGGAGTTGAAGGAACGGAACCCGATTATGGGAAAATGTTTCATTCTCTTTTAGGTGATAAAAAAATTGTTGCCACGGAACGCGACACGGTTGCGGGTTCAACAACCGGAACGGATACGGTAAGGGGAACCCTTGTTGTTGATGCCGGAGAGGGCGCGGAATATGAGAGGGGACAGGCAGTTCTAGTTAAAGACGCAACAAACGGATTTAATATTCGAAATGTTTTTGATGTTTCAACGGATACGTTAAACCTAGGCCAAAACCTAGCGGTTGCCCCGGGAACGGGCGTTGATTTGGGCCGGGCCGTTTTATATAAGCCCGCAAACGAAAATCATCCGACACATACTTACCATTTGTATCGTGCAAACGGCGGGGCCTTAGAGTCAATTGCCGGGGGCCGGGTTACGGAAGGTTCGATTGAAGCTAACGCCGGAGAGTTTGTAAACGGTTCGTTTTCAATTGGAGGGGTTGAATATCTTTTTAACCCGCTAGAAATTACGGCAACAAATAAATTTGTTGATTTTGACGACGGAGGCGGGGAATTAAACGCCCAGGTTGCGGAAAAAACTTATAAAGACCCGCATGAACTTGCGGCGGCCGTACAGGTAGCAATGGACGGTTTAACGGCCGATAATATCACGGTTGAATACCAGGATGCCGACGGTAAATTTAAATTAAGTTCCGACGGCGGAACGTTTAGTTTGTTATGGAATACCGGAACAAATACGGCCAACACAATGGGCGGAACGCTTGCGTTTGATACCGCCGCCGATGATACCGGAGCGGGCGATTATACATCGGATAACGAAATTGCCCTAGCTTCGCCGCAAACTCCAAACTACGATAATGCGCAACCGCTTGTTGCAAAAAATAACGAAGTTATGATTGGCGACTTCAACGACATT